TATCAGAGCCCCTAAAAATTTTAGTGTTGATCTTGTAGACAATGAACATTTTTTAGTTGTTCGAGCAGACGAAGTGGCTTTTGTAAAATTAGGACATGATGATAAAATAGAAGCAGTTCAATATATGATAAAAGTTAAAAAAGCATTAGAAGAAAATGGGGCCATTGTTTTATTAACTAGAAAAGCCATAAAATAATATGGAATACTTTATTAATAATGTGCCAGTCGGGGTAGATCCAAAAAACTTTATCAGAGATGAAAAATATACGAATAACTCTTTTAATCTTGGTAAAAATGCAATATACACAATAAATAATTTCTTATCTACAGATATTTGTAAATACTTAGTTTTAGAAACAAACAAAATAAAAAAAGAAAACAATGGCTTATTTTGGGATGATTCTATTTACAGTAATAAAATTATAGCAGATACCATTCTAAATATTATTCCTGATATTAAAGATAGGGTAGAAAAGTTATACAAAATAAAAGTAAAACCTAAAATTGATCCACATGTTATGAAGTGGGAAACAGATACATCTATGGATATTCATGTAGATGATTTATCTTATAAAACATCTAAGAATCACATATCAACAATAATATATTTAAATAAAGGGTATAAAGGTGGTGAAATATTTTTTTCACAACAGAATTTATCTGTTAGTCCCAAAGTAGGAGATTTGTTAATTTTTCCAGGTAATTTAAATTATCCTCACGAAGTAAAAAAAATTACAACTGGGGCTAGATATACTTTGCCAACTTGGTTTAAATATGTATGATATTATATAAGACTGGAGATTAAATATGATTGATTTAAATGGAGGACCAAAACATATTTGTGTTTGTGGGTCAAAAATATGGGATATACAAATAATGTTTGAAAATGGCGGGATTGCTTTATATTTTTTAGACATGAAATGTTCACAATGTGGAACTCTGTCTTCTCCACCAACAAAACTAGATGGAGGAACTTTATAAATGCCAAGAATGCCAATTGATCATATATCAAGTGATGATTTTATTTTACCAAATGATCAAATAGATTGTGCTTATTTGATTGATCAAAATCAACTCAATCTTGCAAAAATATATTCATCTAGAGAAGAATATGTAAAAACTCTTCCAACTGGTTTAAAATACATGGAAGTTGGCGTGGCATGGGGATATTATGCTGATTTAGTGGCTAAACAAAAAAATCCACAATGCATACACATAGTGGACTGGTTTAATCAAGATCTAAAATGTTGGTCTTGGAGAAAATTTGGAGAGTGTCAATGTGGAGGAGAAAAACATGAACTATTGTTTACTTCAGAAACACACGAAAAATACATAATTGATAAGTTTAGTAAATATAACAATTTAAAAACTTTCAAAGGAGAATGCAAAGAAATTTTAAAAAATATTCCACATAAATATGACTATATATATTTAGATATAACCAATGACAGAAAAGATATAAGGCCCACACTTCAGTTGGCATCTTTGTTGATTGAAAAAGATGGAATCATTGGACTTAACGACTACCTAATATACGATGGAATAATTGAAGATAAGCCTTACGCCACATTTCAAGTAGTAAATGAATTTTTACGCTATAATAGTAATTGGAGTGTTGATGCTATTGCACTTCATGCTTTAGGGTTTTATGATATATATATAAAAAAGGACTATTAATGATAAGTAACAATGTTCCTCCACACGTCTTATTTGATCCCGTGGCAAAAGACTATATGTTAGTTGATCCAGACAATATTTTTATGGACCTATTTAACGATGAACTCGATACAACTTGGATGATTAACAATGAACAGAGAACGTTTAGTATCATAAGACCAGAAGAAGATAAGTGTGCTGATGATGGCTCAGTAATATACAATTATAACAAACAAAAATTTAGGTGTGATGACTTTACTAATGTTCATGATGGAAAACATATTCTTTTTTCTGGATGCTCAGAGACAGAAGGTGTAGGAGGAAATATAGAAGACGCTTGGTCTAAAATATTATATGATATTTTATCTAAAGAAGAAAAATGTTCTGGATTTTTTAATTTATCAAGATCTGGTTGGGGTTGGGCAAGAATTATAACAAATGCTTTGGTTTATTTTAAAAATTATGGATACCCAGATACCTATTTTATTATGTTACCAAATCATCAGAGAAAATTTCTTTATTCTGGCGGCATTCATCCGTGGGTACATTGGCAAAAATATCCAAAATCTTATAAAATGAAAGATCCCAACAAATCAGGAGAGCCTGATTTAGGAACAGATCCCAAAGAATATTTAGAAGATTTTGTTTATTTTTTAATATCTTGGAAAATATTTACCGATTTATGTATAACAAACAATGTCAAAATCATATTTTCTTCATGGGATGGTATAGATAAAGAAAATATGTCTAGAATATCAATATTTGATAATTTTATTAATATTAAAAGTAAAGACATTGAAGATTATGCTAAAATATATTATAAAAACAACAGTATATGCAAAGACGATTACAAGAAAAGAGATGGTCACGCTGGCAGGGTTATTCATAATTTTTGGGCTAATGAATTTTATAAAACATATAAAGAGTTGAACAAATAATATGATAAATAAAATAAAAAAATATATTAAACTTAAGATGCAAATAAGAAAAATAAAAAAACAAATAAATAATCCAAGACCTTTTATTTACTAATATTGACAAGCCTCTGGTTTATCTGTATACTTTATATATGATAAAAATAAAAGTAGCCATAATTGCCTTGCTAATTTCTGGCACTTCTTCGGCAAGTGCCATGGAAAATGCCCCAGATGCACTAAATGATGGAAGAACAGTTCCTCTTATAATTCAAGGAAGTGGAAAAAATTGTACTGGCTTTTTATATTCTGAAAGAATTGTTTTAACTGCAGGGCACTGTGTAATTGATCGACAGACTCAAAAAATGTGGCCACAACATTATGTTGGAATGCCAGGTTTGCCATACCTACCAAATTCTTTAGAATATGAAATGATTCCTGTTGAAAAAATATTCTCAACCTTTAAAATTAAACAAGAAAAAGATTATTCTGATACCAATGATTTTGCTGTTTTAGTTTTAAAAAATAAAATATTAGTACCTGGAAAAGCATACATTGCCACAAAAAAAGAAGTTGATGATTATATAAAAAATAAAAGCATGGTCACAACAATTGGCTATGGGCGACAAAGTAAAGAGCATCAACACAACGATTTTACTATACCAAAATATGCACAGTTTCCATTAGCCTCAGATGAAGCAGTTAATAGCACAATATCTGAAGTATATAATCATGGAGGAGTTGGATATTATGGAATGAAAATTCATGTACTTCAAATTCCTGCAGGACCAAGCACGTGTTCTGGCGATTCTGGATCAGCGTTTTATATTAAAGATAAAGAAAACTTTATTTATTGAGGACCGTTATCTTGGGGGTTTGGAGGAATTCCAAATTGCAGTGGTAACGGATGGAAAACAAATGATATGAAAATGGGATCAGTAGCAGCGTATGACTATTTACCTATAGTTAAAGAGGCAGAAGAATATGTTGCCAAACAAAATACGATAATCACCCCAACACCAACTGTATCCTCATTGCCCAAAAAACCAAGTATTAAAATAACAATAAAATGTTACAAAGGAAAAGAAATAAAAAAAATCTATGGAATTAATCCTAAATGTCCAAAAGGATATAAAGTAAAGGTTTAGGGTTGATGGTGCTATAATAGAAGTACCCTTTAAGCAGGGGAATAAAAAATATATAAAAAGGAGAAACATGTCAAACATTGACACTAAACAATTAAAGGCTATGGGAGCATCCTATGGTCGATCAGTACTAGGTGCAGGAATTGCCCTATACATGTCTGGGATTACAGATCCAAAGGATCTATGGGCTGCTCTAGTGGCTGCAATTGCGCCCGTTCTATTACGTGCAATAAATCCTGGAGATCAGGCATTTGGTCTACTACCAACTGTTGAGTCCGTAGACAAGGCTTTAAAGGCTGCTAAGGCACCTGCAAAGAGGGCTGCATCAAAGTCAGCAAGTAAATCTAAGAAGTAATAGATTTAATTATGGGGAGATGTTATAAATAAATGACTCTCCCCATTTCTGATTTATCAAATAATTTAAATTTTTTATTTAAAGAAGAATATTTAAATAATTATAAAAATAAAACCCCTTTTAAATTTAATGAAAAAATGCCAATAGATATTTCTTGGGATGAATTGCTTAAACTTGTAGATAGCGACCTTAAACAGGCTATAGAAAAAAAAGAAAATTTTTCAATTGACCTATGGTTTAAAATAAAAATGGCAGATAGGATTGATACAATATCTAAAGTTATAGAAAAAATTTTGGAAAAATTTGAAATGTCTAAATTTTGGAAAAACGTAAAGCCAAGCCCAGGACAGCACATATACATCAGTTTTACATCAGATGAATTGGTAAACCAAGGAATGCACAGCGATAAAGACAATGTATTTTTTTGGCAACTTCAAGGAAAATGTATTTGGAGAATATATGATGAATTTAATCAATTTGTTAAGTATGAATTTGAATTGGCCCCAGGAGACATAATTTATTGTCCAAAATATAGACAACATCTTGTTGTATCTTTAACTCCCCGAGCAGGTGCGTCTTTAGGGTTTGGCTCATTAAAATAAATATATAAACTTTTGATTATTTATTTAAACTAACTAAATAATCTTAAAATCTAATATTTTAAAAAATACAGATAAAGCATATCTATTATTATCAACAGGAACTACTCCATGCCTATTGTAAAAATTTCCAGGAAAAGATATAAACATGCCAGGCTCTGGTTTTATTTTTAATTCATGCTGTGGAAAATATATTTCGCCACCCCTATAGTTATTGTTTATATACACAAGGTTAGAAAGATGCCCACTCCAATCATAATTACTATTTTTGTCAAAATTGTCGGAATGCAGTTCTGTTTCAAATCCAGGATGCCTTAAATTTAAATGATTAGTATCTAAGTGACCTTTATTGGCAAGTTCGTCATATTCTAAATTAGTTTGAAATAATTTTTCTGCTGTAAGTTTTATTTTTATCTTATACTTGTCTATTATAGTATTTGCATTTTCTTTAAGACCATCCTTTAATGCTTGTCTGACTTTAAAATCATAATCCAAAGAATCTTTATTTGTTGCATATACGATATCAGACCAATCGTGTAAAATTTTTAACTCATCTTGATTCATAAAATTTTTTATAATTTTAATAGTATCCGAACCGTAGCCTACTCTTTCTGTAAAATTATCAGTGTAGGGGGACCTAGTACGATTAGGATCTTTTTCCTCAATTACATAATTTTCTAAATCTAGGCCTGTCTCATTATTCATATAATCATTATACCCTATTGAACCTGATATACTAATAATATGACTTTTGCTATTAAACAAGACAAAGTTAAAAATGCTAAATTGTTTGGGACCAGAAACGATTTTATTAAAACTTTACCAAAAAATATATCATATGTCGAGGCTGGAGTGTTGGCTGGAGATTTTTCGTTAGAAGTTTTAAAAATTATTGATCCATCAGTAATGCATTTAGTTGACACATATTTTGATTTAGATTTTAGAGAATCAGATTTCAAAGGCAATAGGTGGAACACAAAAGAAGAACACTACGACTTTGTTTGTAAAAGATTTAAAAATATAAAAAATGTAATATTACACAAACAAACATTTGAGACTTTTTTTAAAAATAACAAAGAAAATAAGTTTGATTTTATTTATCTTGACTATGAGGTAAGTTATAGTTCTGTTCGCAATCAAATACGAATGGCAACACAAATGTTAAATCAAGGAGGAACAATAGGGTTTAATGATTATAATATATACTTTAACAATACTGAAACTGGAGAAAAGATGGGGGTTGTGCCAGCAATAAACTATTTTGTTAATAATAACCCAGATTGGTACGTGCATGCTTTTGCTTTAAATGATAATTTAACTTCAGATATTTATTTAAAAAAATTAACTTAAACCTTCAATTTCATCTATAATCCTATCTGCTATTTTGTCGTATTCAATTTCTAGAATAGCATTATCCATGTCTATGGTATGAACTTTAATTTTTCCAATTTCTTCAAAAAGAATTTTTGTTATTGCTTTATGAGTTTCTTGGCTCATCGCTGTTTTCTTTTTTATTTTGCAAAATATTTGCATAAGTCATTCCTCGTATTTTTTCATAAATACTTATCTGTTGTCTTTGAAATTTAGACAACTGGACCTTATCTGATAATCTTTTTTTGTTTTTGTTGGCTCTTTTAACTTTAGATTTAGAAACTTTGTCGTTACTTTTTTTCATTTATATCCCTTATTCATCTTCAAATGGTTTATTTGATACCCAAACTCCGTCTTGATCTATGCCTTTTGTCATATAAAAATAGCAAGAAATAAAACCAATAAAAAAACTAAACAATACCAATAATGCTGTCATTTTTTCTCCTTTGTATCAGTATACCAAAAAAACGGGGATAAGTCAAGATATACTATATAAATGGAAAGAGCCCTACTATACCTAATATACTCTCCATCCCTTAAAGCCTTTAAGGTTGGGATATCCAACTTATCTAATCGTAGATACTCTCAACACAGGGTCAAAGG